TGGCGAAAGTCACCAGTAATATAATTTTGAGGATTATTAAAAATGGATAAAAAAGAAATCATCCTTCCCACAAGTAAATGGGGGACTTTGAAAAGCAAGTATAAACCTGAGTCGAACTATGTTTCCAATGATGAATTTACTGTTGGTAGCTATAATTTTTTAACAAACGTCAATGGAGCCATAACAAAGCGGCCTACCGACGTTCAATATAATCCTGTCGCTCTTCCTCTTATCGGGAAAGATCAGTTCGAAGCTATTTTCAATAGCGGAACTCATCACTTATTATTCATGGATGGGACCAAGATGTACTATACGTCTGGCGATCAGCTGATGCACATTGTAGCTGATGGTGCATCTTATCCAAATACTTTCACCGCTGCTGCCAGCATGGAATGGTGTATGTTCCAGAATAGAGTTTATTTTGATAACGGCGTTGATACTCCTGGCGTTTACGATTTGACCAGCGTTTATGGATCAGCGGCTCCTGTCACTGTTCCCGCTTTAAAACCAATGGGATGCCAGCCTCCTCCTGCCACTCCTAAAATTACTTTTGCTGATGATTCAGCTGGTGGTGCAGTTGCCACTGGTGGCTATTATTATGCTGCGACTTTTCTATACTATGGTTTCGAAGAGTCAAACGGTGGAGCAACAAGTATCATCCATAATGTTACCGGACCAAAAACTGTCAACTTAATCGCTGTGCCTATCGGTGGATATGGAGTGACCGCTAGAAATATTTATCGGGCACCTAACCTGTCTGGAACGCCAGGTACCTTTTTGCTCGTTGGAACTATTTTAGACAACACGACAACCACTTTCGCAGATACTGTCTCGGCAGGGACTATCCCGATGCCGACGTTTAATAATCTCCCTCCAACTTTTTCTTATATTGTCCTGAATTTATCGCGTTTATGGGTAGCTGGTGTTGCCGGTACTCCTAGTGAACTCTATTGGTCAACTCCTGGTGAGCCAGATGTTTTTGATCCTGATAATAGTATCCAATGTAACCCTGGCGATCCTATCCAAGCATTAGCGGTTTATCAGGGTATCACTATAGTTATGAATCGTCATTCCATCGGACAAATTCTTGGAACCACGGATGATTCATTTTATTATCAAGGAGTCCCTGGAAGCGTTGGATGTGTAGATAATCGATCCATACAAATTCGAACCCTAGACGGAGTGCCTACTTTAATGTGGCTCTCTGATAGAGGAATTTATGGATTTAATGGAAGTAGCGTATTCTATATGTCCGATCCGATTGAGGACGAAGTCAGCCTAAATATTCAACAAGTGAATTTTGTGACGGGTAGTCGAGCTTTGAGTACGTTAGCGGATTGGGAAGCAGGATTTAATGGATTAGGTCAATCTATTATAAGTTTTCCTCGCGGCATAGACTTGTCCACGAATCCTGGTGAAATCACGACTATTAATCCTACAAAGATTTTCCAAACGGAAGCTGATTGGGAAGACGTCCTTGGAAGCCTCGATAATGTCTCCACCTTAGATGGATCGAATAGTTTAAAAGTTCCTGTCGCTTTTGCTCCGACCCTATCTCAAGGAACACTCGGAGGCTCGGCTTACATAGACGGAACAAATACTAAACTACCCACGTTTCCAGATTGGTCTGGAGATTCGAAAAGTGGACCCTATAATCCGGCCACGTCTATTTTGAACACGCCAACGGCGTTAAACGGAATCAATGAAATCGCAACTCCTATTGAAGTTCCAAGAGACGGATCGATAACAGGATTTTCATTTTCTTTCTATATGCAGGCTGGTGCTACGCACATATATCCTTACACTGTTCCTGTTAGTTATGAAATTTATAACGATGCACTTGGAACTCCAGGTTCATCTATTTTTAGCGCAGCTGGCACAGTTACGTTTCCAACTCAAAGTCCTGCAATCCTTTTTACGATGAATAGCGGGGCTATTAGTTTTCCTCTATCTGCTGGTGTAAGATATTGGTTAGTCTTCCGTCTAAATCCTGGAGTAACAACGGGGACAGGTGTTTTCAGGATTTATCGCGCCCAAATAACGTCTAGCCAATACAATAATGCAGGTTCCTTATCCTATGGTAGAATAAATCTAGGACTATGGGGTGCTCTCTCCCATAGTGAAACCGGTGGCAATATCGGTCTAGCCGCTGGGTCGTACACCTTTAGCCAGGCACCAGTTTCTAAAAATGGCTCCTGGTCCTCTGGTACTCCTGCTGTACCCTCTTATGATTCATTTTCTACACATATTGGTACGGGAATGTCTGTGGTTGTCTCTGGTACATATCCAGGAGCATCAAGCGGAAGCATTCTCGTATACGGTAGCGCAGATAATCTTAACTTTATACCGACAGATACTCTCTTAAGTCCAAATGGGACAATAAGTATAACTGGAGGTAATTATAGGTGGTGGAAATTAGTCTCTACTATTACAACTCCTGATGATAGAGTTACACCCATCATGGGAACTCCTATTCTTAAGTTCAATACAACCGGCACTTGGATTTCTCCGCCTATAGAAACAACTCTCGATGGAACAAGTTTTATTTCTCTAGTCTCTGACAATAATGTTCCTGCTGGTACGTCAGCAACGTATACCGTTAGTACCTCCGCAGATAATATTACTTATAGTCCATTCACTGATATAGCCTTAGCAACTATAAGTCGATATGCAAAAATAAAAGCAGTTTTAACTGCTACACCGGACGATATGAATACTCCGTCAGTATCTTCTCTTACATTAGATTGGAACTTGGCATCGACGTTTGTCACTAATATTATTGATATAGGACAAATACCTTCCGGTTGGGGGCTATTTCAAGATAGTTCTACCACTAATGGAGGGACAGTGTCTTTCCTGATGAGAAGTGCTACGACATCTGCCGCACTATCGGCTGATCCTACTTGGTCTACTATTGTTGGACATCCCGTTTCTAATGGGGCATTTCCACCAGATGTTACGCCCTATAAATACACGCAAATTAAAATTATACTATCCTCACTTCCTGACCAACTCCCAACGGTTGATAGCCTCACAGTAAATTGGCTTACCGGAGGAAATGCTACACCTTGTAGAGTCGCAAGTCTATTTGTTCAAAAGACATATTTTTTAGCCGCTGCTGAAATTAATTCAGTTGATAGTAATAATCAACCACTAAATAATATTGTGATCGTATATGATCAAGAAGGGCTTTGGCGATTATTTCGAGGATTAAATATAAATAGTTTGTCATTATTTTTTAATCAACCGTATTATCTAGATGCTGTTCGGAAATATCTATACCAATGGCTTACTCCTCCTACAGGATTGTCCGGTGCAATTATGATGGACGTTCGTACAAAGGCATTTGATCTAGGACTATTGGACAACCTCAAAAACGTTAGAAGCTGTCGAGTAGTTGGAACCAATACCGGAACGACTATTCATACCTATTATTCCGTGGATCGTGGGACTACATGGACAGAAATGCTTAACACAGCGGGTACTCTAGGATACACTACTTCTACAGATGGAAATAAGTTCTCAGAATATTTTGTAGCGGATTATTCATCTACCAATCTTACGAGTGGGACAACGATTATGTTTAGAGTAACTAGCGATGATAATCTTCCTTGTGAGATTTATCAAATCAAACCGTGTCTCTATGTACGGAAAGGTAAATATATACAGGAGGCGTTATAATGCTGTCACAAGCTTCTCCCATAGCACCTCCCGTTCCTACAGATTCTAGCCTCGCTAACTTTTCACAGACAGTGCAATCAAATTTTCTAGCGTTGTTTCAGGCTGGCCACGTTCACAGATTTATTAGCGCGGCACCCAAAAAGAACGATGGATCAATAGGAGATATTTACCTTTTAGACGACGGAACAACTATTTATTTGTATGCGAAGACAAATCGAGGTTGGGCGAAGAGTTCAATCTTGACATTAATTTAAGGAGAACCAATATGGGAATTGCAGACGCAGCTGGTGGAGTGATTAGTGGGCTTTTAAATTCAGGTGGAGTTAGTGCGCCGGATATGACCGCTTTATTTAATACAATAGATAATGCTGGAGCGAATCAACGAGACATGATTAACGCCCTTCCGGCTGAAATACAAAAACAATATGCGGACTATAAGGCGTCCAATGCTGCTGCTAGTACAGCTCTTCAAACAGGAACTACGGCTCTTGGTCAGAATCTTATGGCCCAGACTCAGGCTAATTATGACCCTAATGCTCCTGCTGTTAAAGCATCTGAAGATGCTGCGAAGACAGCGATTTATGCAAATATTCCTGGTCAACAAAATGCCATTCGTCAAGCATTGGCTGCGACTGGTGGATTTGATAGAGGTACCGCTGGTAAACAACTAGCAGCTCCTGTTCTCCAGGCGGGTCAGCAATATGGTCAGAAAGTTGCTGATATTACTGCTTCTCAACTCCAGCAAAAACAACAAGCTACTCAACAAGCTATTAATACCATTAATTCCATGGATAATAATGTTCTACAGCAACAGTTTGGGTTAAGCAAAGATCAAGCTCTTACGATTATGAATAGTAATCGTCAGGATTTAAAAGATCAATTAACTAGTTTGATTAATCAATCGAATACTCAAACACAAGAAACGCTTGGAGTTCAAAGCGCACAAATTAACAATCAATATCAAGCAGATGTCGCTGCTAAAGCACAGAGTGATGCAATGAATAATGCTTGGGCGAATGTCGGTAGTGGTGTAGTTAGTTACATGGCTGGAGGTGCCTCTGGTATTGCACAAGGCTTAGGAACAACTGACTGGAATGATCCAAATAACCGCAACGATGCTTTCGGTAGC